TTACAAGGTACAAAGTTTTAATACAAATCAGGGATTTGACGCAGACACGCAAGTGTATTTGTTTTGTTCCCTGGGTGACTGCAATACATTGAGTTCATCGGGCTCTCGGGATGCTGCGGTTGTTACGTTGCGCATGACTTATTTAGTTGAAGCTGATCCAATTCGCGGGTGGGGTACAAGCTAATGAGAAACAAGATAGGCAAATTCAATCACTCAACTACTGGAGTGAACAAAAAAATCATTTCCGGTTGGCGAGACTTTGATTTTTTCCATCCTCGCGCAGTAGCAAAGCCGGATACATTTACAAAAGTAGACTCGGCATCCCTCAATAGTTCTCAACAGATGCAAGTTACGTTTAAGGATGTAATATCTGGAGACTCAGAAGAGTTGACTGGTTGCGATGTCTACGCGATACCGTTGACGGATAAAAATGGAGTCGGAATTAAATTCACCGACTCATTTCACCTTCGAACCCAAGTCGAGTTTATTTCTATTTCTGGTGATTTTAGCTTAAGCGCCAGCGACAACAAAACAGCCTGTGTATTTGGTATGGGTATTGGGCAGACCAGCGATGCTCACGATACAAGTAATCATTACATTGGGCATGGAATGTGCATTCAGACCGCCTCATCGGGAGATCCAAAATTTAAGCCCTTGAAGTATTGGACTGATGGCGCAAATAGCCACGCCAGCGCACGTACAGGTACTGCTGCTGGGGCCGTACAGAAGCATGTGGTTACTGATTTTTACGTCGGGCCGTGTGTTGGGGGCACTGCAAGAGATACAGACACTGTGTGGACGGTTCCTTGGCAGGGTCAGAACGCTTCAGGCAGCTACGCTCGGTACAATGTATCAGCAGAACACAAAGAACTAACTCCTGCGACGGGTGTATTTGATGTTGATACTCAGGTTTACTTGTACGCTTATTTTGGATCTTGGCATGCAACTGATGGATCAAATGACCCGGCAGTTATGACGGTAAAAATGAGATACATGGTCGCATCAAATATTGGCCGCGAAGGGAGTGGTGCAGCATGACACAAGATGATTGCAACAATTCTCGCTCTGATGTGGGAGTTTCAACGGAGGAGCGTCATCAGAGCAGTGGCTCTGAAGATTCTTCTTGGGTAGCGGTTGACTTTACCGGGACAATCGAAAAAACTCTTTGGGATGCTGCCCTGGCATCCGCTGATGATGCTCTTGTACTTGTGCAATGGCTTGAATCTAAACGATCTTAGGAGGACTAATGAAAGATCTTATTAACTCTCTTTTTTGCTCTCAGAAGCGCGTCTCTTGGCGTCGCCTTGCTGTTCTGGTTCTTGGCACTGGTCTTCTTGCCGGCGGCTTGCTTGCTTCGGACCAGTGGTTGTACCTAGCCTTGGCTTATATTGCTGGCGATTCAGCCGAAAAAGCAATGGCCGCAATCTCAAAGAAGTAGGAGCTTGTCATGTCAGACACACCACCTGGATATAAGCCCCCACCAAGCGTCAAAACGCAACTACCTGACGCAACCATTGGGCCTCTTCCCAGAATGGGTGGCGGCACGGTTACGCCTGCTCCACCTGTTGCTCCACCTGTTGCTCCGCCTGCCGCTGGTGCGGCCCCTGTAACGCCTGCTGCGGGGGCTGGTGCGGCCCCTGTAACGCCCTATCCTGGGGCTGTGACGGCCCCTGTAACGCCTGCTGCGGGGGCTGTGACGGCCCCGCTAACCAAACAGCAGAAGCTGCTTAAGATGATGCAGGATGCTGCGGCTGCTATCGAGGCTAAAGCCGCAGAAGAGGCTGCAATGGACGCAGAGTTGCAAAAATACCTTCTGAGAAAAACCACAACTCCAGAAGAGCCAGACCCTCTTCAATATAAGGCTGGAGGGCAGCAGAAGAAATGAGCTTGAGCGCTACCGGATTTGATGATGCCCTTGACTACAAGGTCATTCATGAAACTGCTTCAACAAACAGCTTGAATTCCAACGTCACCACGACGGAAGGAAAGCTGTTTTCTGTGCGTCTAGTGAATGGTTCATCAAGTGTTGCGTACGCAAAGATCTTTGGCTCTGCTGGCGCAACTCTCGGGAGCACGACCCCGGTACTTGTTCTTCCTGTTGCTGGCAGCGCCACTACTTTTTACGAGATACCAAACGGTCTTGAGTTTACATCGCTTAGCTTTGCCTGCACCCTGAACCAAAACCCGCTGGACTCAACCGCGCCATCAGGCAACACTGTTGCCGTTACCCTTGTTTGCAGTTGAGGCACCATGGCTTCTACAACAATATCGACAATCTCTGCGTTGGGTGGAAAGCTCGTTGTTGACCTTGCTGTGGGGTCAAATGATCAAACTGTAAACAACAACGCAACTGCTGCGACAAGCGGGTCAATTTACCTTGTTGAAATCGACAACCCAAACAGCACTTCTTTCTTTTTGAAGATTCGCGATAACGCTAGTGCAACTCCAAGCACTTCCGCTGCAAATGGAGCGGGAACGCCAAACTTGATGCTGTACTGCCCGGCCCGTCAAAACGTTTCTTACGCCATACCTGGTGGGTTTGCTTATTCTGCTGGGGTTTCTTTTTGGGGGACAACAAGTGCAACGGTTGGAACAGTTACTGCGCCAACGAATAGCGTTGTAGTTAAGCTGGTTTGCTCATGAAGAAGGCAATCGCAATAGTGCTGTCTGTGTTTGCTGCAATCTTTGCGATCTTGGCAGGAAAGAGGCTATCAAAGCCAAAGAAAGAAAAGCCTGAGCCACCGGAGAACAAAGCGGCGGACGTTGCTGAGGGTGCTGTTCAGGAGAGCTTTGAAGAGCAAGTAGATCGAATCAAATCTGCAACTACAGGTGATTCTCCTGCTGATGATCTTGCTGATCTTGGCAATGCACGGAGACGATGATGATCAAGGCCCTCCTTTTCCTTGGCACGGCATGGGCATCTGATCCAATTAAACGACCTGAGGCTCCAAAAGCAGTGGACGGAGAGTGCTCAAAGGTTTATCCAATAAATAGGGGCCAGCCGCTGCCACCTTCAGTTTTTTCTCCGTCTGGAAATGCAGTTTGTTCAGCAGTGGCTGTGCCTCTTTCTCAGTTCTCAGATTTACTTCAGACCGAAGAGTGGGGAACGGCTGTAGCGCAACAGTACAAGATAAGGACTGCCGCTCTGGAGATGGAACGAGATTGGTACAAAGAGAAGCTTGATAACGAGTTAAAGCCAAAACCATGGGTGGAAAGACCCGCAACTCAGCGCTGGCTTGGTAGAATGGAGACGATAGTCGTAGTCGGCATTGTCACTGCCGGGTTAGGGACTACTTACTACTACACATCGGGGGCAGGAAAATGAACGTTAAAGATTGGATCGTTCCTGGAATGACGATAGTTTTCGCTGCTGGTATCTCGTTCGCGTCTCTAGAGTCTGCCGCAAAAGATACAGACGATCTAGATAAGCGCGTCACAGAGCTTGAGTCTAAATCGGGCAAGCAAGAGATTGTAGACATTAAAATCGAGGGCGTAGAAAAGCGCCTTGATAAGATGGAAGACCTGATGGCCAAGATGCTTGAGGTCCAACAACAGCAGGCTATCAACCAAGCGAAGATTTGCTCTGCGACAAATGCGGATTGTGACTGATGCGCCCTATCCTGTTGGATTATGTGGAGTCCCTTGGTCACGTTGTGTTTGAGAAAGGCGAATACAACCTGAACATCATTGGCATCCGAAGCAGAGATCACAAGGCCAATAGCTTTGACGATCGCATCTGCGCGGTCTTTAAGGACGAGCAGGGCTGGGTCACACGTACTTGGGAATGCACAACAGAGCCTGGAAAATACTGGCTTGAGCACCCCACCAACGTTCATGGAACTGCTATTCTAGTGCCAGGCCAGTACAGGTCCGTTTGGAAGATTGACAAGCATCAAGGGAAGTATGACGCGCTCTGCCAGAGAAACGGTACAGTCAAGACTTTTCGTGATAGCAATAAAGACGCTATTGTTGACCTTGATATACAGTCTATTACTGAAGGCTATTACGGAATCAATATACACAAGGCTGGATCCGCGTCAACGCAAGTAGATAAGTGGTCTGCCGGATGCCAGGTATTCAGCCACAGTGCGGACTTTGAGGAATTTATGAGTATCTGCTACGCAGCCAAAAGCAAGTGGGGTAACAGCTTTACGTATACGCTGATTGACGAACCGGAGTTTTAAGTGGAAGCCCTCATAGACACACTATTGTCGGGGGGACACTTAGGGGTCTTCGCAGCGTTTCTGGTCTACCAGTTTATGACCATGCAGAAGCGCCTGGATAAGCTTGTAGAGGGCTTTCAAGAGCAACTGGACGAGATCCGCAAAGAGTATGAGTCTCGGTCTGAGAAGATGCGTGAGCGGTACGATCGAGTAATCGATGAATACCGAAGCCAAATAGAAGAGCAATCAAAAGACTTTTTGATTACACGCACCAAGGTTCACAACGACATTGTTGCCAAGCTTGAGCGCATTATAGAAAAGTCGTAAGATCTGCCCCTAAACCCCCCTGGCGGCAGGGTCCACAGTTCATGCTGTCGTGTGGCATGCCAAGGGGGCAAGGGGGGATCTTAGCCCTCAAAGCCTTGTGCAAGGTCTTCTGGGGCATCCTCTTGAAGCGCTGGTGCCGGTGCTGGCTCTGCGGCCTTCTTCTTGATTACATCAGCAGCCATAGCTTGAATGAATTGCTTCATCAGGTCCTTTAGCTCTGTATCGTCAGACTCTTCAGTCTTCTTACTGATGGCCTCAATAAGCTCTTTGTTGTTGTCAGCCATGTTGATGTTGACATCGACAGCAGGGACGCCGTTCTGGTAGCGAAGATCCCCATTGTTTTCAGCATCAACGAACTTGCATGCAACAACAATCGATTCCTGGTTCAGGGGATTCATCCGAATGTCTGCTTCATAGTCGAGAAGCGTCCACTCACCGTTTGGCTGAGAATTGCGAATGTTTTTAATCATGTACTTGATAGTGTCTTCGCACATCTCCGTCCATGCCTTCTTGTCCACCTTGCCCATTACTCCCTCAAGTGGCCACTCTGCCTTACGAAGGCGTGTGCGAAAGCCTTTAAAGTCCTTCTTGGACTTCTTGTCCACAACTTTTGACTCGTAGACTTCTCGAACAATAGACATAAAGTCTGTTGCCTGAATCATCTTTGGTGGGCCCTGCTTGGTACCTGCCGATTCAGACATCTTCAGTTTGTTCTTTCCGCCTTCTGCGATCTGGTCAATGAGCGACATTCATTCTCCTACTCTGTGAAGTCTTCTTCTGGCTCGGGAAGATTACTATCTTTGGCCTTCTCGACCAAGTCCTTAACCTTTGATTTCCGCTGCCTCTTTGGTTTTTCGTCCGGCTGGACATCGATAACGTTCTGTTCGATTGTAACACCATTGGCAGCAGAAACACCATTGTCATCAATATTTTGGTCTGACCACGAGTCTTCCTCAAAGTCTGACTTGATGTCGTGGGCAAGAACTTCCTGTGTTCTTGGCGTAAGCGGCAGGTACTTGCAGATGCGCCGAATAACGGTTTTGCGCCACATTTCTTCTGTGTGCTGCGACCATGGTCCACTATCGGGACTTCGAGATGACTGTCTGATCTTGTTGATCTGATCCTTTCGCATCACCTCGACTTGGCGCTGGCCATCTTTGTAGAAGCACACCGCGTAAGCCAAGAGCATCTCACCAGGATCTTGGTAGCATTTCTTGTGCTTGAGGATCTCCCCTTGCTCAAGATCAAACGAATGCTCGAACTCATCGTTCTCGTACACTATCTCAGCTTTAAAGTGAGCAACCTCGCCAGAGCGCTTTACCAGGTCCATCAGGCCCGTGTACTCAATCCAAAGCTCAGCATCGAAGCACTTTGCTCGCTTGTTCCACATGGGCACAAGAGATGCTCGGTGAAGCGCGCCGCCACCAATAAGGTCAAGCTCACAGGCTTTCGCCAAAGCCAAGTAGACCGAAGTCGGAGAACACTGAACAAGGCGCTCATTCTTGGCTGCTTCCATCATCGCAATGCGAATGATGCGATCCACGTCTGCGCCCTTCGGTGCAATCTGAGTCAGGCTTTTCTTCTTGGTTCCAAGAAATTGATTGAGGGCTGTAAGTTGGTCTCTGCGGCTAATTGCTGTCGTCATTTTTTGGCTCCATTATTCGTAGTGTCCGGTTGCCTGGACTCTCAGTAACGTACTCTTTGTACAGATCTGGGTGATCGCTTGCGAATCTTTTCTTATCGAAGTTTTGCCGTGGCTTAGATGGCTTCCATGTTGCCACCCCAGCAATGCCCATGTCCTCGCCGATGCAGCTTCTTAGCTGGTTTTCTAGCTCGGTCTTCTTCTCTGTAGCAGCCTTGTGCTCTGCTTTGGCTTTGAGTATCTTTTCGTAGAGGTCCCGCTCGGCAACGCTTGCTGTCCTGAGCGGCTGGTCTATGGTCTTAGGATTAACCTTAAAGACTTTACCAAGAGCCTCTCGGCACATGTCTGTGCCGTCTGGTGGTGGCGGGGTTTCAGATGCAACGTACTTCTCCCACCACTCTTCTGCGACATCGAGTATTTGCTGGCCAAGCTCCTTGTCTCTTTCCAGGCGATAAACCCTAAAGTCATCAAGGCTGAATAAGGTGGCAATGTCCCAGTATGGAGCGTCAAATATCTCCATGTAAACTCGCATCTGTACCTCTACATCTAGTGGTACTTCGGTGGTGCCTGTCTTCCCCCACCCCTTTCTAAATCTGCGAGTCTTGGCGTCCATGCCAAACGAAACGCCACCGTGCTCAACCATTGCGTCTGGTGTGCCGAAGATGCGTGGCCGAGTTGGGTGCCAAGTTAATCCCTTCTCCCAAAGGCGACATCCCTCCCCTAAATGAAGCTCGTATAGCTCAAATACGTATTTCTCCATCACCCGGCCACGCATCAAAACTGAGTTGTCCTGGTCTTCTGATTTAAAAAGACCTGTCTTTTCGGACCAAATCTTAAAGAGACTCTTCTCAAATGAACCAATCTTATCTACAGCGTCTGCCCCAGCCATCATGATTGCTGCGACATCTGTTCCGCCAAGGCCTTTTTTTCGCTCAGCAAGCCATGCTTCGCGCTCAGTTTGGTTCATGGTAGTTTCTCCTTCAAGAAAGATACTTCTTTCCCAGAAGTGTGTCAAGGGGCCACACCCCCATGTGGACAAAACTTGTCCGGTGCGCTATTTTTTATTTACAAGGTGTGCCAAATGCTTATCGAAAATTATCGGAAGAGCCTTCCAGGCAAGAGCACTAGAGTGCTGTTCATACAATGGCTCAACGGTGAGTTGATCAGGTTTGAGCTAAAGCTCAGCGTTGGATACCTTCGTGACCTTGAGTACGGAAGAAAAACGCCATCCCTTCCGTTAGCCATTGGTATCGAAAAAGCTACGGGTGGTGTAGTATCTGTAAGAGAATGGCCGGGCTTGAACTCGAGCCTTCGTTCATAAATGGAGCAGACAATGAGTCTTAAAGAAAGAGTCGATCAAATGCGGGTTGTCACCAAACTTAAATGGGGTCGCCACGGCTATAACTCAACAGAGGTTATTTCTACCCTCTACTCGTACGTAGATGAGCTTGAAACTAAGCTTGCAGAGGCGTCAAAGCCTGCGCCTAAAAAGGCCCCGGCTAAGAAGAAGGCCCCTGCTAAGAAGAAGGCCCCTGCTAAGAAGAAGTAGTCAGGCCTCTATTGGGTCCTTCAGTGCTGCCATTAGAAGTTCAAATGCCC